TCGCTTGAGAGTCATCGGTTACTATCCTGCCTCAGGCTCCAAAACTTCTTCAGCAGTCGGCTTCGGCAGTTTTCTGAGTTCCTTGATCCACGCGGCGTCATCTGTGATGGCGGTCTTGCCATCCAACGTAACCCCTTTGGTATTCGCGTCGATACCGGGAACTTTTTTCTTGATCTTGAATTTAGCCATCCTGTTATACCTCCGTTAAGTACCAGACTCGCAGGCAACTAGATACTGATCTGGAGCATAATAAACGCTGCACCTTGTCCGCCGCCGTTACCTTGCTTGAGAACAAAGCCCGCATGTTGTGCCTGAGTGACCACCGCATCATTATAATCATGGTCGTCGATACTCCCATCATGCCTGAATACGACCTGGCGATGATTATTACCAACGCTCACGGTTCCCTGTGGAGCAACCCAGACAGGTCCCCAAGTCTGAATCCAGAGGAACTGGCCTACAGTTGCAGCCCATGAAGGAATGCCGACTACAGACTTGGTGTTTGATGTCGAACTCCTCACATCGGCATACGGGCTTGCCATACATTCGCCATGATCCACGTCACCAGCATCTAGGGCAACGGGGATCCCATTCAATAGGGTTAAGGTCATTTCCCCGGCGGCAGCCGTCACAGTATTGCCAGTTATGAGCCGCGTGAAAGCGTCTTCATTGTGTGGAAACACTACTACATAGCCATTGACTAATGAATCCACGGCGATCACGCCATCGTCGGCTATACCGTCGCCCGACTGGACATCAAGGATGATGGTCGTGGCTCCCAGAGCAGCAGCAGCGGCTATGGTGGTATAGGCAACCTCCTGCTCTTCGTAGGGAGAACATCCCAGATCAGCGTTGAGCGTAGCTCCAGCTTTCGCATAGCGGAAGACGCGGCCATCCTTCGTCATCATGCGGGCACCGATCTCGTGCCGCTGTGTCGTAGATGGGGCAGTTGCTAATTCCTGCACTGTCTGGCCTGTAATTAAACCTCCATAAATGATTCGGTTCTCGATGCCATTCAGATTGCCATCACGAAGCATCCTCCCAACCCCGGCATCCAGAGTCGGTTCCATTGTTGCTAAATTTACTGATGAACCCATTATTTACACCTTCCTTATAGGGAAGTGGCGGCGCGGATTTTAGCCTTTATGTCAACGGCTTTATCACCACGCACAAGCGATACACCCCGCTCTTTCGCAAGATGCCTGAGTTTGCCAATCGCCATGCTGTCAATATCATCCAAACCTCTGACTATCACATGCCGTTGAGCATTCATGGCTTCTGCAAATTTGCGATCTTCGGTATGCTTGATCACGCCTCTTCCCATGAAATACCGCCGACCGATGATCTTGAAATCACGGGCAGCGCCATTGTTCTCTACTATATACATCATATCACCTATTGGCGAGTCAGTTAATTACTCGCTGAAATCACCATCATAGATCAACCTCTTGAGCAGCACGACAGCCGCCACGTCCTCAACCTTCGCATCGAAGCGAATGGTATAGACGATGTATGTTTGGCGATTGACTGCATCCCGCTGCAATTCTACCTTGATGTTCCGCTGCATACCAACAGCCAGATTCTTTGGCGATGTATACATCCCGAAGGAATACGTGCCATCAGTGGCGTAATTGTCTTTCGTAGTATTTCCGGTAGTAGCCTCCATCGTGAGAGGAATACCAGGCACACTCGCTATAGGGACTCGGCCATAAGTCATGGCCTGGCCGCCCAGTATCGCCTGGTCTCCCAACGTGGTGGCCCTGGCACTCAGCGCAGCAACGTAGACAGCCTCGACCTTTGGCGCTATGTAGAACCGCAGTTCCTGGAGTGTGAACTTCTTGAGGTATTTAGTTGGTAGATCCCTGAGCATAGCATTGAACTTGAATTCCCATCGCCCGCTAGTGTCGTCCTGTTCTGCGATGTTTCCATCCAGTTGGAAGTCGCCGGTATGGTCGCCATAGTTCCCACCATTAATGAGATTTGACGCGTCCAGCATCACAGTTGAGCCCGTTACGTCGTTCACGTAAGTTTCAGTAGCCTGGCTATTGTCAAGCTGACGGAACCATCCGTCCATTTGCTTCCGGGCATCCCTGGCTCCAAAGCCGCTGGCTGTCGAAGTATCGCCTATAAGCGCAACTTCTTCAAGCTCATTGGCGATCTTCTTGGCGGCCAGATCCATGACGTGATCAAAATAGCCAGGGCCTTCTGGGAGATCTTCCAGATCAACGTCCTTGATAGGTATGACGCCCACCAGTTCCTTTGCGGCCAAACCTATGAGGTTCTCAGTTAGTGTCGTGACGTAATCCGCCTGCTGGATTGTGCCAGCATGTAGAATTCTATCGTCGATACCCAGATGGCGCAGATTCTTCTCGTTTTTCACCATCCTGATGAAGTTGGCGTTTTTGAATAGTACCGACTCATCTTCGATTACATCCATAAACGCGTCGGCTTCTTCGGCTTCCAGCACAATATTGGGTAAGGACACAGTGCTTTTTAGCAGATTGTCCTTACGCAAACCGCGCAGGAGATTCCTGTTTGATAACATGATATTCACCTCAATTTTATATTAAAATAGACTGGATTTGTCGTCTATTTGCCTTCTAAGTATGAACGAAGGTCGAAGTCCATGCTTGCCTGGGTTTTGCCATACACTGTGCCGTACTTGGCGATCTTCTCTTCCTTCGTCAGCTTTGCATATAAGTCAAGCGCGGACAACTCCTGTTCCTCTTCTTCCTCTTCCTGAGAGTTGCCAGTAGTTTCCTCTACCTTGATCAGTCGCTTCAATATGGCCTTAATAGTATCAGGCGGAACGTCGGCATTCTCGTCTGGCTCGTTATCTTCGGTCTTTTTCATCAGCCCCTTGATAGCTTCCAGGACAAGTACAAGATCACTCGGCTCTTCGGATTTGATCACGACGCGCTGGTCTTCAGGAAGCATATCGTTGAGCTGCGACATCGCGGCCCTGATTTCTGCCACTTTCTCCGGAACCATTTCATCGGTTTCCGCGGGAGCTTCCTTGCTTTCCTCCTCCTGGGCAGGAGTTTCCTCCTTGACCAACGATGCTTTGATGACATTCAGAGCAGATGCTCCGTCATCCGGCGGCATCAGGTCTATGAATTTGAGCAACGATTCCAGATCAGCCGCCTGTTCAGTACTCACGCTGGCCGGATCAATTTTGAGTTCTTTCAGTACAGTTCCGAGTTTCATCGTATTCATTCCTTTCTTTAGATGATAGGTAGTTTCGCGATCAAACTCGGCTCCGTCCATCTCTGCCCTGGTGTATGAACCCACCATCATGCCTTCGTCGAATTCGTCGGCAGGCCATAACGCAAACCAAAAACTGGTCAGGCCATTGACTTCTTCGCCGTTCACGGACAGCGTAGTGCCATCCGCTGTAGCATCAGTCTTGATCGTTAGCTCAGTAATTTCGCCGTCTTCTCGCTTAATAANNAGAAACTTNNNCTTGTTNGCNNNCNTGTCNACNANGCTAACCTCTTCNATGNNCATGTTCTTCAGTTGCCGTTTATTCTTCATGATCACCTCCGCGCTCCATAGCGCAAGGTTGTGAATCTATGCAGGCATCAGCATCAAGCGATCTATCCTTAGCATAAATACAACAAAAAAAAGGCAGACACTCAAACTGATTAGCTTCTAACTATCAGCTTGAGTGTCTGCCCTCTGGGATCTCAACTACAGCTTAGAACTTGAATTCTGCTATTCTCCGCTAGTGCCTGCCATAGAATAGCCGGTGAACTCACCGGACTTTATATCAGTCCACAACTCCCCTTTGGGGATCCTGGACCCAAGTAGCCATGTTCCTTTTTTGATTCTCTCTTCCCCCATCTGGAACTCAACAGGGGCAAGATATGACTCTAGGACACAAACATCAACAGCTACGCCTTTGTGCATGANTTTATATACTTGGCCATTCTCCATGAAGCTATAGGCGGCCTTCCGTATATCCTCTGCCGTGGCGTAATCTCCCTGCGTGTCCTCTTCGTTCGGCTCGTAAACTATGCCGAACACTATCCGCTCGTCATCATCATCCGATTTGGATATGATACTAACATCAACTAAATGCTCCTCTATTTCAGGAACATCAACATCTTCTTCAACCTCTTCTTCGGCTTCGGACCCAGTATCCGAACCAATAGGCAGCCGCGCCCGGAACAGCGCCATGTCAATATCATGCGCCTTCCATACTAGCTCGCGATCTCGCATTGTATCCGTCAGAAAGGCATAGCCAGGGAGTAGTGCTTCGTTTTCGGCTGGCTCCCTGTCAGCTTTTTGGTACACCTGACAGAAGCGCAGGCGTAGGCGATAGAGTTCTATATCACCAGCTTTGGTTATGTCATCCTGTGTTAGATCCTCGATGCGTTTCATTGCACCCTCTCTATCGCTACACTACTGATAGCAAGCCATCCAGAAGCCTGCGTACTTCATCAGCTTCCATCGCTTTATAACCTATGGGAATAAAAACAAAGGTATATGGTAATTCAGCACTACGTAACGCTTGGAGAAGCCCATTTGTCTCACTTTGTGGCGTATCGTCAGGAACTTGAATAAAAATGACTTTGTCAGGCATGATATCCTCCATTATC